AACACTTCCTGATGTCATATCAAGAGTTGAACCTGAAACTGCGGTGTATAATCCGGCTAAATAGGCATCTGCGGCTTGTGCAAATACATCTGCTGTTTTGGTCATCACTTTTTGCATGAATGAAACATCATATTGGCGAGAATATAACTGGTCTACTGCTTTAAAAACATATTTTTGCTGCGAAATAGTCAAGGACTGACTTGTGAAGGTTGCAGCACTCATCGCCATATTTGTACCAATTACATAATTTGACGCTGTAAAGTCATCCAACTGATTAATTACTACCGTTTTACCGAGTGCGGCTTCTCCTGAAAAATCTTTGTTCGCCACGGTTATGTAAGGCGAATTTGCTACTATTTGTTCCAAGATAAACTCGGACCAAATGGATTTATCTAAACTTACGGACATGATATGTCTCCTTGATTTTTTGAAAAATTATTGTTTATTTTGCTTATCCTTACGGTTCGTGCCCGAAAGTGTTAGATTTTAATTTTTTTTGCCGAATAGTGCGAGCCTAATCGTCATTATTGTATCCTATAAGTATAACAATTTTTTATTTTTTGCTTATTATTTAATTCCAGCATAATGTTGCTTCATTATATTTTCCAACATATTTTTATCGTATTTTTTTCTTTCTTCCTCACTCATTTTAATAATTTGCATGGCTGTTAGACCGATTGCTGGACCATCGCCTGGAACTGGTGTTTTCTTTCCCGTTCCTGCTAATTTTTCTTCCATTGCTGCTTTTATTGCTTTATTAAATGAAATCTCAAATTCCGATATATTTCTCTCGGTTGTAGTTTCATCTTCTCCAATCAATTTTAGGGTTAAATCTGTAGGAAGTTTTTTATCTGTTCCGATTTTCAGCGCATAATTTGTTAGGCGCTCTCTTTTGACTTCCATTTTCGTTTTTTGGATTTCGTCCCTCAATTCCCTCAACGCCTTCGTTTCAAGGCTTTCATCAGGGTGTTTTTTTTGATACTCGGATTCTACTCGCTCATCAACTAATTTTGGAAGAGTTTTATCCTTGTAAGTGGTTAATGCCTGTTGAATTCTCGCATCACTTTCCGATTGGATCCATTTTTTTGCGACTTCATCTTGTTGTAAAAACTCCTTAAACATATCTAAAGTAATTTCTGGAACTTTTGTTTCTGTGGTTTCTGTGGTTTCTGTTGTTTCTGGCATATTTCTATCCTCCTACCCGAATGGTTCATGCCCATTCGTTTATTGTGATTAAATAACCGATTTTTCGGTTTCTTTTACAAAATCTAAAATTACGGAACATCTACAATTAATATCTTCCACTGCTATTCCACTTAATCCTGGTGCTAATGTCGTATTGCCAGATGGAAATGTAAAAATTCCGTTTGCATTTGCAGATTTCAGGTTCATTTCTATATGTGAATCCCTTGTGCGTCCATCAATAACTGATGACCAAACTTTTCTCATATTGAGACCTAATTCCTTTGCATATGCTATATTTGCGTCAATGCTTTGTAATTTTGCGGCATTTTCGTTCCTGTGAATTTCAGTCCTCAAAATTCTCTGGGCATATCCTATTGATATATTCATCTTTCCAGTAACTTTTTTTAAAGTGGAATCTAATTTTTCTCCTGTAAGTAAGGCATTTGTTACTATATTCCTAATTTTTGCTAAATCCTGACTTGCGTATCTGTCCAATGCGCCTTCCCATCTCATTGGATTTACTACCGATGCGGCTACTGCTCTCCGATTTAAAACTCCAAATTCTGTAAAAATCTTATTTGTTCCATTAAAATTTTCTGTATGGGATGCTAGCGTTGCGCCTCTTATTGTTTCTACATTTTTTCCTGTCAAATCAATAAGGGCGGAAGCAAGATTTTTCTCTAAATTTGCTAACCTGTTTGCAGCCTGTTGAAAAGTTGGAGTATTCCCAAATTTCGCATATAACTGGACTATTTCATCACGGACTTGCGATAACGCAACTTTATAGCTTTTTATCAACCTCTTATTATATTTAATATTTATTTGGTTCGTTAATTTCTCAAGTTCCCCAAAAAGTTTTTTTGGATTAGATAATTTGGGCATTTTCTACACTTCCTGTTGTTGGTGTATCAGTAGTTAATCCAATATTATCCAAATTTAAACTTTCTCCATCCCTTTGCGCCTTTGCTTTCTGTAACTCTATAACTACATTAGGAATTACATCCGAAGGCAATTTATTCAAAATTGCTTCATCACTCATTATTCCACGCAACATGACAAGTTCCTGGACGGTTATATCTGTTGGAATATATCTGCTGAAAATATATTTTATATCCTCATAATTTATTTGTACATTTTTCACATTCATCCAAAATGATGTGATAACTTTAAACATTTGGCGTAAAGATTTGACATAAAATCTTTCCTTTTCTTTTGCTTTAATTTCTAAACCAAATAACTTATATTTACGAGCCACACCAGTTTGGGCTGCGCCTGAAAAACTTTCATCACTCATATCCACACCTGCGCCAAATTTCCAAATTCTATCATTTAATATATTTACAAGGTCTGTAAAATAACTTGGACTTATGTCTTTTGTAATAAATTTTACATCATTTGCGGCATCATCGGAAGTATTTCTTGGAATATAAAATGCGCCCGAATTTTTTGCGGCTTTCAACATATCAACATCAGGTTCCACTCCAAAAAATCCTAAATAGGCATTACTAAATGTTTCCAAATCATTTACAGAATCGGATAATGCAATATCCATAGAATCTATCAAACTTTCAATTTTCTCAAAATCGCCTTTATAGAGGTTATTATTAATAAACTCAATTACTGGTACATAAGCAAACTGGTGTGCTTGGACAGCAGTTTCTACTAAATAATCCTCAACATAATCCTTGTCTTTTTGAATATAATAATAAACATTAGTATTATCATACCATTCCACTCTTTTTAAGGTTGTTACTTTTCCTTTTTCATCAACCACATCAAAATCATAATAAATAAGACCATAATCAATTTCATCTGTTACCGGATTCCGGATAACTGATGCTTCCCATGGTTTTATATTTTTCATAATTAATTCAATTTTTTCATCTTCTTTTGCTGTGGCATCAAATATATCTGCGTAATAAACAAGCCTAAATGCTTTTCCACAAACTGCCAAGACATTTTCAAGTGTGGCATCTAATTCTTCATAGTTGTTTCTTTTTAAAAAACTCTGTAAGGCATAATTGTAATCCACAAATTTAGTTAAATAAATAGTTTCATCAATAGTGTATTTTATTGGATTTCCAAACATATAACCAACAATTTGCTGAGTTAAAATTCCTCTATAATCATTGGCAATTTTATTATTGGGTTTTGTAACATCCGTAAAGGTTCTATTTTTTATGGTAACATTTCCATTGTATCTGTCCCAAAGCGCAATCATTTCATTATCCCGAGTTTGGTTTGCTTCAATTATATCGGATATGATTTTGCTCATATTGGCAGTATTTCCTACCGCTTCTATTATATCTTTATAGTATTGATTCTCATAAATCATTGTTTTCTCCTTTTAATATAAGCTTGGAACAGCTTTAATTTTATTTGGTATTCTCCACATTCTATCAACTGCGTACCTTAATGCCGCAATTGTATCATCTGGTTGATGTGGGTCTGGTTCTGTAAAAATTGTATCTGTTTTTTCATCATATAAATAACTATATGAGGTAATTTCTTTTATCAGGTTCTCACAACTTGGATTTATTATTATTTTGAATCTTTTTAAATAATCCAATGCGTGTTTCACGGAATCTTTGCCTTTTTTCACGGCCAACACTTTGTATCCTAAACGCCTCATTTCATTGATGGAACGAGGCTCTGCGCTATCTGCGTAAAAAATCACATTTTTCGGATATTGTCGGTTTTTCACTTTATTAAAAAAATCTATATTTGTAGATGCGGCTCCTCTCATATAAACTTCATCTAATACTACTAAATCTTTGCCTTGCGTTGCTATAAGCAATGCCACAGAGGCGTGAGTGCTTCCAAAATCAACTCCAGCAAACAATTTCTCATATTTAGCTACTTCCATAACAATTTCATCGTGGCGCTCTTTATTGTAAATTTCCCAATTCCTGAAAACTTGATTTTCTGTTATTGCGCCCCATTCCGCAAGTCCATAAACTTTCCAGTCTATATCACTTGAATTTTTTAAATCTTCCAAAGTTTTCCTGTAATCGTCATCCAAAAATTTATTATCTAAATAAGTGGTTTTGTAAATACTGGCCTCATAAACTTTCTCGGTACTAAAAAATTTCTTGTAAATCCAGCCATTAATATCTACAGGATTAAAAGTCATAATTATAGATTTTGGATATTTGCTGAATCCTCTTAAACGCAAATTTAATTGTCGGAATTCTTTTTCATTAGTTTCTGTTGCTTCCTCAATCCAAATTCCGGTTAAATCTGTAAAACTTTTCAATTTCTCAACATCATCCAATCCTAAAAAGATTAATTTATTTCCATTGTAATTATATGTAATTTCCATCGGACTGGTATATGCTGTAAACTCATCATTTATTCCTTCATTTTTAATCAAGGACATAAATAAAGCATAAACAGAATTTTTCAAGGTCGTTTGGATTTTTCTCACTATAAGTATTTTATGACCTTCCTCATTTAAGATTTTCAATAAAATCTTTTGGGCGGTAGAATGGGATTTCCCACTTCCAGCGCCTCCAAGCAATAATTGGAGTCTGGAATTATCACTCATAAAACTTTTGTAGGTTTTAAGTATTTCCATATTATTCCGAAAATTTAACTTCTACGGTTTTTTGTTTTATATCCAATTCGGTTTTCTTCTTTTCAACCCAACCTGATAATTTGGCAAGTAATTGAATGGCATAAATATCTCCATCTTCGGCTTTCTTTACAAGTGCGCCCATTGCTCTGTCCATATGAATTTTATATTTTTCAGTAATTTCCGAAATATCCATGTCATAATAATGGTCATAAACGGTTTTTGCACTCAACCCTGTTTTTTCAATCAAAACTTTAACTTTTGGAACTTCTCCTGTATCTGCGAATTCTTTCCAGAATATTTCCTCAATTTTTGCGTGATTTATATTCCATGTATCATTCCTATCTGGATTTGATGGCATAATTTTTCTCCTTGTGGTTATTAATATAAATATAGGAAATTATTAAAGTTGCGTGTTTTGTCTTTCCTGTAAAATATTATCAGTAATTTCTGCCACTTTTCGCATATTTACATTATACCTCGCAAGTTTTTTTCTTTTTAGGTACTCAACAATTAAGATTTCCACTACTTCGGACATATTAATTCCGTGGTTATCTTTAATTTCTCGTAATTCCCATATAACAGATTTGGAAATAGTGAAATTTA